TTGTTGGTGGTATCAAACAAGATATGAAAAAAGATACATTTGCTGGATTCCAGCTTTGATTTATTTGGGGGCATATGCCCCCTTTTTTTATAAATAACTAAAAAACTAGAGTATAAAAATGTCCAGCATTAACGATATTACAGACTTGTATAAGCAAATTAAAACTTCTGAAACTGCAGGAACTTTACTTTCTGAAGCAAGTTTTGAAATTGGTCCTGGGCATAAAGCAGCACAAAAAACCCAAAAAATTTATAATAAAGCAAAGGAAGGTGCTGGTACTGAAAAGGAGTGGTTAAAGAAAACTGGTCCCCAACTTCCTCTTGCAAAAGCAAAACCAGGAATGCAAGTTGCTGGATATGAACCAGAAGGTGATATGGTTGATGAAGCAAAGGGAATGTCAAAAGATGCAATGCTTGACGTTCTCAAAGGACACAAATATTCTAAGAGAGAACTTCTAGATATGAGTAAGAAATCAACAAAAGAAGGTAGACACGGAGAAGCAGCAGCATTTTATCAGGAGTTTGAAAAAGAAGAGTATATCCTGGAAAGAGAAATGACTGCTGGAGAGATGAAGAAAGAGAAAAAACTTAAAAAGAAGTATGATACTTCATCAATGAAGAAGAGTATGATAGACCAATACGGAAAAGAGAGAGGAACTCAGATTTATTTTGCTACCATCCGAAAGAAAGCAATGGCAGATTCGTTTGAGGTAGAAGGTGAGCAGTTGGATGAGATTGCACCTCTTGCTGCAGGAGCACTTGCTGCTGGTGCAGCAGCTGCTCCATATTTACTTAAAAAATTCGCAAAACCAGCAGTAGACAAAGCAATGGATAAAGCAAGAAAAACATCTCCAATTGGTGGGGATAGATACTCAAGTCAATTAAAGCAATTGAATCAATCATTTGACTACGATGATGCTTATAACTACATCATCGAGATGTTAGTTGCTGCTGATTATGCAGAAAGTTATGAAGCAGCAGAGGTAATGTTTGAGCATATTAGTGATAAGTTCACTGCAACAATCCTTGAAGAGTATATTGAAGAAAAGGCAAGAGGAACTAGACCAAAGAGAACAGTTCACGCATATGATGTTGATGAAACTCTTTTCGCACACGGCAAGAAGGGTAAACCAAATGTTCAGGTTCACGTTAAGGATGCATCTGGCAAGAGAGTTAAGAGTCTAAGCAACCAAGAGTTTAATACTCATAAGTTAGATAAGGGTCATTCTTACGACTTCAGTGAGTTCCAAAGTGCTAAGAAGTTCAAGGAAACCTCAAGTCCAAATAAGAAAGTAATTAAAGATATTAAGAGGAAACAGGCAAGAGGACAAAACGTTCATCTCATCACTGCTCGTTCTAAGTTTGACAATCCAAGTGAATTCCAGGGACACCTTAAGAAGCACGGTGTCGATGTAGAAAAGTCAAATATTCATTACACTGGTGGAATGAAAGGTGGTGATATTGGAAAGAAAAAAGTTGATGTTGCCAAAGCAATAGCAAAGAAGAGTGATGCTAAGAAAATCCATATGTATGATGATGCTGCCAAAGTTCACAAGGCATTTGAAAAAGAGAAGAAAGAAGCACCAACAACAAAGAAAATCAAAACTCATATGGTGGCACCAGACAAGAAAGGTGAATCCAGAGTTCGTTCATATCAAGCAACAAAGAGTGAAGAGATGAGTGCTTATGATTACTGGAAGCAGTTTATTGATTGATTATGAAATTTGATTTTTCTTTTGGTAAAAAGAAAAAAGGTATTATAGAATGGGCAAAAATCTCAGTGGTGCTTGAGGGCATCATTGAGATTTTGTCTTCTGTATTAAAAATAGATAAGAAGAAACTTTGGGATGTTGTAGATGAAATCCAAAGAGAACTTCTTAAAAGAGGTTTAATTGATGATACAGTAAATGATTATGTGATTAATACTCCAGAGTTACTAGACCAAAGAGTTGAAAGAGATGTAGACAAAGCAATAGAAGATTATAAAAAGCAAGAAGAGGAACCAAAAAAAGATTTTATATATTATGAAAAAGAACCTGATGGAAGTAAAGCACAAGAACTTTTGGGTGGAGAGATTGGTATTAGGGCAATTTGGAAAACTGATGAGAATAAATAAACAATAAATAATATTAAAGAAAAGTACTTTTCAATACTCAAAAAGATGAAGAAAGAAGACTTGGATGCTTTGGCAGGTTTATATGAAGGTGTCTATTTGCCCAAAAGTAACAGTGATTATTTGACTGAAAGTTCACACCTTGAGGAACAAGGAACAAGAACTGGTTCCAATTCAAATATTTGGAGACCAACTCCTAGTGCTCAAGGATCGAGAAGAGGTGCTGCTCCAGTTCCAACCGCAGCTAGACCAGCAGCAGAACCATTTAAATCACGTTTTGCTGGAAACAGAGATGCTGCAATTGCTAGGGCAAGACAAATAAAGGGTTCTCCTGTGGTTGGTTCAAAACCAACTTCTTCTCCATTAACTTCTGGTAGTTCAAGTTCTTCTGTAAAACCAACAGCAACTTCAAGTGCTAAAGTTGCTCCGTCTTCAGCAAAACCAGCAACTCCAGCAAAACCAGCAGGGTCAGCAATGGACCAGTGGGCTGCTGCAAATCCAAAACTTGCTGCAGCAAAAGCAGAAAGAGATAGAACAAGAGGAACTAGTGCAACTACAAATCCTCTAATGAAGGATTTTAAAGATAGACTTCCTGCACCAAAATCACCTTCACCAACAACATCAACAACAGCATTCGCAAAATCAACACCAGCATTGGCATCATCAGCACCTGCTGTGCAATCTGCTGGAACTGCGGCATCTACTAAACCAACTACAAACCAAACTTCAACTGCTTTTTCATCTCAATCGTTAACCGCAAAACCAACACCTTCCACTTCTCCTATCAAAAAACCAGGAGCTATAATGTCTTCTTTCCAATGGGGAACAAAAGCAACACTTAAAGATGTTGCTAGTGCATATGCTTCAATTTATGAGGCAAAGAAAAAAGATCAAGATAAGGATGGTGATAATGATTTTGCAGATGTAAGAATTGCAAGAATGATTGCATCTGGAATGTCAAAAGCAGAAGCAATCGCAGCAGTTAAGAACAAGCCTTATAATGAAGAGGTTGAACTAGACGAAGCAACTAGAATGCGTAAAGAACTCGGCAAGGGGGGTGAGACTGCAACCCGCAAGGAACTTGCAGCACGTTCTAAGGCACATAATCGTTCTGGAAGTGTAGACAAGACTATCGCAGCAGCAGAAAGAGCAGCAGACTGGACTAGAGATGAAAAGAAGGCAAAGACTCTAAGAGGACTTGCTTCATCCAGAAGAAAGTCCGTAAGGGGTGAGGGTGGTCTTAGAGGATATGCTGCTAAGGTATCTGGTAGTGATAAGGACCTACAATCAGCAAGAGGTTCTGCAAGAAGTGCAGGAACTTTAACTCCAAAAGAGAAAAAGCAATTGGGTGAAGAGTATTCTGTTTATGAAATTGTAGTATCATATTTGCTTGAAAATAGTTTTGCAGAAAGTCTAAATGATGCAAATGTAATCATTGAAAATATGAGTGAAGTTTGGTTAAATGAAATTCTAAACGGTAATTGATTATACAAAAATCATAATTCTTAACACCCCTTGACGGGGGTGTTTTTTTATGTCTAAAATGACTCTGTGGAGTTTCAAGAAAATTCTAGGTTCTAAATAGCTCAAAGTATAAGACTAAATTATGAGCTATGAAAATCCTTGGAAATTTAATGGAGAAATTTTTGAGTCTTGTGATATTCAAGATAATTTTGGTTTTGTTTATCTTATCAAGAATAGTATTAATAGCAGGAAATACATTGGTAGGAAATATTTTTGGTCCTTTAGGAAACCAAAGGGGAAGACTAGAAAAGTAAAGCAAGAATCTGATTGGAAAAAGTACTATGGTTCTTGTCCAGAATTGAAAGAAGATATCAAAAAATATGGTAAAGAAAACTTTGATAGAGAAATAATATCACTGCATAAAACTCTTGGTAAAGTAAATTACGAAGAGACCAGACAGTTGTTTATGAACAATGTTCTAATAGAGTCTCTTGACACTGGAGAACCAGCGTACTACAATTCTAACGTCCTAGGAAGATATTATCGGAAGGATTATTTCAATGAATGACCTAAGAGTAAAAAAAGTTTGCAATACACTAATTGAACAGCACATTAATCGTATGCATGAATTGTGTGATGAAGGTCGAATCAAAGATGCCGAAAGTGTCTATAGTGAGATTAGAGATTGGGTTATTCAAAAAGAGAATCTTCAAGTAATATCTTTGGATTATATCAGCGGTTATTATTTGGATTTTTGACACATTCTAAATAATCTGATATTATGAAAACTTTATTATGAGAGTTTGAAGTGACATTTAGAGCCTAGGAGATTGCCCCTTGAAAAAGGGGAAGTGCGCTTTCTCTATTAGGATGTAGAGTTCTATTAAAATTAATGCAAAATTTCTTTACAGTAGCCCTGCCTCTTTTGGCATCGGTTACAACCAACACGGCATCACTGCCATTCGTCAACTACAAGATGCAAGGACCACCTCCACCAGTGGAGCAGACCACATCCTTTAAATCTATGAAAAACGTGAATCTTGTAGATGAAAAGATGACAGCAATCCGAGAGGTTGCTCCAGATAAACCAAAGGAAAAAAGGCTAATTTGTAAAGGGTGTTCAACACATGAAAACCTTGCTTTGGATTTTTTCCAAAGTAAAGGAATTAAAGACAGAAACGCCCTTGCTACTATCATGGGCAATATTAAGCAAGAATCTATGTTCGTGCCTAATATTTGTGAAGGTGGTAGCAGAACCAGTTGGGGTAACTGCGGTGGCGGTTACGGACTGATTCAATGGACATCTGCCAACCGTTATTATGGATTGGGTGAATTTGCTAAGAAATATGGTGGTTCTCCATCAGATTTTCACACGCAACTTCGTTATCTAACGACTGAAGTTCAATGGCAACGAATTTCCGATAGAATGAAAATGCCAGGTAAATCTATCGATCGTTACATGAACTATGCGTATAGTTGGATTGGTTGGGGTATTCATGGTGCCCGTACTTCGTATGCTCATGAGTATGCTTCTAAACTAATCACGGTAGAAGTTTGACAAACTGAATAATGGGGGAGAGCAGCAAAAATCTCTCCCCTTGACATTTTTATTATATAATATATAATTTAAACAATGCGGACATGGTGTAGAGGTAACACGTCATCCTTCCAAGTTGAAATCATGAGTTCGATCCTCGTTGTCCGCTCTTTTATAACCGAAAAGAAAAATGTTAAAAGTAAGATGTAAAAATTGTAATGTTGAGTTAGAATCAAACTCTACACAAACAAAGTGCTGTGGTTGTGATAATTTGACCTCTATTACTGGAGATAAAATAAGTGCTGTTGACCTTTCTTTAGTTGAGTTAATAAATTTAACTAAGTCTAAGGAAGAAAAATCTGTTTTGAGTAGAGAAGATTTGCAATATCAAGAAGCAAGAAGAACTAGAAGAGTAAAAAGATTAGATTTTGAAGTTAGGTAACAAAATTAATAATTGCTTAATCACTGTGTCGTATTGAACACATTAGGTAGACGTTTGAGTGAGTGGAATTATAATATATTAGTATACTTGTTTTAAATCTCATGGATCAACACACCTATGATAATTGGGTGAAGATCAAGGCAACTTTTGAAGAGTCTGGTAACACAGACAATATTTTTTATAAAAGAGCTGTCGAAATTGTAAAAACTAGAAAAGACCCACTTTCAAAATTTTTAGGGGGTGCAAATGATGGAACCTTTTGATGATGATTATGTAACTCGTTCTGAAGTCCAGGAGATGATTGATGATGCCATACGAAGACATAATCGTAATGCTTCGATTATTTCAATGTGTGTTGGTTGGGTTGTTCTTGCACTTTTTGCTGAAGGTCTCCTTCGACTCATTGGAGTAATTCCGCCTGTATTTCCATGGTTGAACATTACTATCCAATAATATTTTTGGTTCCTTGGTTTGTTCTTGTTGCAATTTCTTTATCGATGATTGTCCAAGGTTGGATGATTATGAATGCCCATTATGGATATTCAAAAAGTCCAAAAGTAAAACACCCAGAACTTAATGATGTTAAAGCAGGAGATCCATTACTAGTGGTTAGATTTACAGACGAAGATTTAGAACAACTACAAAAAAGAGTCCTTCGACAAAAGATGGACGAACTTTTTGAAGAACCATCCACATATGAAGACGAAGATGATGACAACGACAGAATGGATAATATTTATTGAGTTTGTCTCGAATTTACTTTATATGTTTGTTGCTTTTATGTGTGGAATCGTTATTGGTTACATAGTTGGATTTAGAGACGGAGGAATGTAATGAACAACTTAATATTCTCTACTATTTCTATTTTTGGACTTATTGTATTTTTTATCAACTGGGGACTTCACAACGCATATCCACAATGAAAAAAACAGAGCACCAATGTTGGCATTTTGTGATGTCTTCCTTTGCGAGAATTTACGGTGTACCCAAAACCAAAAGTGAAGAAAGATTTCATGCATTTGCATTAGAATGGTGTGATGAACATAACTATAAATGTGATATTCATTTAGATGACTTGAATAAGGTTGATGAATATTTTAGAAAAGAATATGAAAAATGGGAGGAATAGATGAAAGTAGGATTAATCGGGTTAGGACGAATGGGAGAAGGAATGTCCCGTCGTATGATGAAAGCAGGAATAGAAGTTTGGGGTTATAGGAGAAACTATGAAAAAGCAAATGAAGCATATGAAAAGGGATATGTGGATGGAATTACAACTTCTATTGAAAATCTTGCTAAAGTAGTTAAGCAAGATAAAAGTGGTAAGCAACAACCTGGAATTTTCCAGATGGTTGTTCCAGCAGAAACAGTCGAGGAAACAATCAATGAGTTATTACGATATTGTAGTGAAGGAGATATTATTATTGATCATGGCAATAGCAATTTTAAAGACAGTAGGAAAAGAGCAGAACGTCTGGCAAAGTTGGGTATCCAATATATTGATTGCGGCACTAGCGGTGGTGTTTACGGTTTGGATCGTGGATACTGTCTTATGGTTGGTGGCGGAAATAATGCAGTCTCCATTTGTTCAAAAATATTTGATGCACTCTCTCCAGGAATCGAGGCTGCCCCGAGGACTCAGTTTGACTCAGACATAACTTCTGCGGAATATGGTTGGTTGCACTGTGGTGGTCCAGGAGCAGGGCACTTCGTGAAGATGGTTCACAACGGCATAGAGTATGGTATAATGCAGGCATATGCTGAAGGATTCAATATTATTAAAAATGCAAATGCAGGCGCAAAATATGTCAAAGAAGGAGATGCTGAGGTTGCTCCAATGGCAGACCCAGAATCTTATTGCTATGACATTGACGTTGCTGAGGTTGCTGAGTTATGGCGTCGTGGTAGTGTTGTTGGTTCTTGGTTACTTGACCTTACCGCTGATGTTCTGCGGAATGATGGTCAACTTAAACAGTTCTCTGGAGGTGTTTCCGACAGTGGTGAGGGTCGTTGGACTGTTTCTGCCGCTGTGGACCTTGGTGTACCCGCTCCTGTCATTGCTACTGCCCTTTTTGAAAGATTTAATTCACGCAATCTTGGTACTTTCGCAGCCAAGGTTTTGAATGGAATGCGATATATGTTTGGAGGTCATCATGTTAGGTAAAGCACTTTTGTTTATTGCAATTCCATTTGTATTGACTACACTGTATTTTGGTACAAAGGGTGGTTATTATGATACCGATGAGTACAAAGGTAATGGAACAGCACACTAATGAAACACGCATTAATTCTAAGTCTATGTTTCCTTCCTCTCGCAGTCATCTACATAGTAATGAAGTTATCTCTTTGGTTAACTACAAGCGTATCTGAAGTCACTTATGTCAGAGAGGATGCAAAACGAGAACACGGACCCTATTTGGAAGACCCATATGGAGACGTTAATGAAAAAGAAGAGGATTATTGAAACTAAAGAAACAATTGAAAAAGCAATTTTTGATTGGTATTTTGAGCAAGGCAAACCTGTTCCAAATTGGAAAATGCAAAAAGACCCTCAATGGTGGACTGATTATTTGAAAGAACTTTCTGGTGATTATAATGGAAATGATGATTGGTGAGTAAAATGATTTTTCATATCGTAGAAAAACTTGCAGCAAGTCCTTTCTTTCTTTTTCTTTGTGGTTGTGGGTTGACAGTTGTTCCTTTTATGGGTATTATGTATATACACTCAAACTCTAGTAGTAATGAGAAATAGTCACGGATGGACTTTAACAGCACTGGTCGGAAGCAATCCCCCCTTATGGCAAAATCTGATTTTTTCAGATACATTGGCAATATTCTTCTATTATCAGGATATTTTTTCCTGTTGTGGGGGGATATGAAAATTGGGTTATTTGTAAAATGTATTGGGAATATTTTTGTTGTTCCCTTTGCAATCAAATATAAGTTTTGGGATATACTATTTTTATGTGGTTTTTATGCTGCTATAGAATTACCAAAACTCATACAACTTTTCCTAGTCAAGTAAAACTAGGTGGTGGAGCCGAGAAATCGAACAACTGATTGAGTTTCCAATTTCTCTAAAGAATTGGTGGTGCGGATGGGATAACTCCCGCCTGGTTATTATTCCAGTTAAAAATGAATTATACTAAGAGAGGGGTTTACAATACCCCTCTTTTTTAGTATGATATATACTAAAGAATTATTATTTTCTTGATTAAAGTATGGGTCAATACATTAAAAAAGCACTTGTTCTTGGTGCTGGTGGTTTTATTGGAAGTCACATGGTAAAAAGACTTCGTTCTGAAGGATATTGGGTTCGTGGGGTAGACCTTAAAATACCTGAATACTCTCCAACTGAAGCAAATGAGTTTGTTCAAGGAGATTTGCGTGATGTAGATTTTGTTCGTCGTGTCCTTGAATATAAAGGAGACAGAGGTAATTTCTACAACTCAGTTCCTTATCGTTACATTCAAGCATTTGATGAGATTTATCAATTTGCTGCAGATATGGGTGGTGCAGGATTTGTCTTCACTGGTGAAAATGATGCAGACATTATGCATAACTCTGTTAGTATTAATTTGAATGTTCTTGAAGAGCAGCATAAACTAAATGAACGACTCGGTAAAAACGATACTAAAATTTTCTATTCTGGTTCTGCTTGCATGTATCCTGAGCATAACCAACTTGATCCCGATAATCCTGATTGTAGGGAGTCTTCTGCTTATCCTGCCAATCCAGACTCTGAATATGGTTGGGAAAAACTTTTTAGTGAGCGTCTATATTTTGCTTACAATCGCAATTACGGCATTCCTGTACGTGTTGCTAGATATCATAACATCTTTGGACCAGAAGGGACCTGGGAAGGGGGAAGAGAAAAAGCTCCTGCTGCGATTTGTAGGAAAGTGGCATATCTTCCGTCTGAGGGAGGTGCTATCGAAGTATGGGGAGATGGAAAACAAACAAGATCTTTCCTCTATATTGATGAGTGCATCGAAGCAACAAGACGATTGATGGATTCTAATTTTATGGGACCAGTGAATATTGGTTCTGAAGAAATGGTTACTATTAATCAACTCGTAGATACTGCAGCAAAAGTTTCGGGTAAACAAGTTAGTAAGCAACATAAACTTGATGCTCCTCTTGGTGTCCGTGGTCGTAATTCTAATAATGATTTAATTCGTGAAAAATTAGGTTGGGATTACTCTCAAACTCTTGAAGAAGGTATCCGTAAAACATATGAATGGATTAGTGAGCAAATTGCCCAGAAACAATCATGAGTTGGAGAACTTCATTATTAGATATTGCAGTTAACGACCATAATAGTTTTGAAACAGAAGAATTGATAAATTATGATGTTTATCAATTTGGTGTTTTCAATGGTGGGTCGATGAAAGAAATTGCTTCTATTTTAAATAAACATAAAATAGAAGTTAATACTTTCCATGGGTTTGATGTTTTTACTGGAATGCCAAAGGAAACAGCAGAACCTATATTCCAAGATTCTTGGAATCCAGATATTTTTCCAGATGAATTTAATGTTCTAAAGTATATGAGTCTGGATACTCCAGATGATTGTGCAAATCATATTCAGCAAGAAGTTCAGAATATCTTTACTGGTAGAAATAATCAAAGTAAAGTATCTGTTGTTGCTGGACTTGTTGAGGAAACTCTTCCAAAACAAAAAGATTTAAAACCAGCATTTTATGTGGATTTTGATTTAGACATTTATTCTCCAACCAAATATGCATTTGATTATTTGATGGAGAATAACCTTATTGTTCCTGGTACTTTGATTGGATATGATGATTGGGGTGGTACTCCAGGATTCGAAGAATTTAAAGATGGAGAATCAAGAGCACATAAAGAGATTCTGGATAAGTGGGGAATCTCGATGACTAAATTATATCAAAATGGATATGCGTATCCACACGTACAAACTCTTTGGATAGTAGATAGCTTAGAATGAAAATCTCAGTATTAGGTTCAAGTGGTCAGGTTGGAGCATACCTGACCGAATATCTTCGTGGAAAAGGTCATACCGTCAATGAATTTGATGTTGTGAATGGACCAGAACAAGATATGACAGTTATTCCAAATCAAAACTTGGAAGATAATATCAAAGATTCTGACTTTGTATTCTTCCTTGCATTTGATGTGGGTGGTTCTAGATACCTTAAAAAGTATCAGCACACATTTCAGTTCATTGATAACAATGCACGTCTGATGGCAAATGCTTTTGGACTTCTTAAGAAGTACAATAAGAGGTTTGTTTTTGCATCATCTCAGATGAGCAATATGAGTTATTCTCCATATGGAGTTCTGAAGAATGTCGGAGAACTTTATACTAAGTCTCTCAATGGACTTATTGTTAAGTTCTGGAATGTATATGGTATTGAAAAGGACCACGATAAAGCACACGTTATTACCGACTTCATCCGTAAAGGTTTTGAGACTGGTGTAATTGATATGCTTACTGATGGTCAGGAGCAACGTGAGTTTCTTTATGCTGAAGATTGCTGCGAAGCACTAGAGGCAATTATGGAAAACTATAATGACTTTACTTCAGAAGATAATCTTCATATTACAAGTTTCCGTTCTACAAAAATTATTGACATTGCTAGCATAATTAGTGGGCAATTTAATCTGATTGGAAAAGAAATCAAAGTCCAACCATCGGAAGAAAAAGATTCCGTCCAAATGGATAAGAGGAATCTTCCAGATACTTATTTGACTAAGTGGTGGATGCCAAAAACAACTATCGAGCAAGGCATTGCTAAAGTCTTTGAGGCAATGAAGAATGAGCAAGTTTAAGATTAATCTTTATTGCAACGATTCTCTTCTTCCTTCTACTTCAGATAAAAATACTTCTAAGTTTACTGAGTGGGTTTATGATGGTTCTGGAGAAGTTAATTTCTATGTAAATCAACGTTCTCTAGAAGCATTCTCTACAGTTCCAACCAAACCCACTTATATTTGGTTGTTGGAATCTAAGCAAATCATCAAACCAATCTATGATTGGGTGATTAAAAATTATGAGTTTGCTGCTACCAGGGTTGATGGTATTTTTAGTTGCGATAAAGAACTATGTGAAAAATACCCAAAGATTAAGTACGCACTTAGTAATGCAGCACCTTGGGTTGTAGATAGACAGGTATTTGAAAAGACCAAATTAGTTTCTATGGTTTCTTCAAATAAGTCTATGGTTCCAGGGCATATAAAGAGACTTGAGTTTGTGAATAGGTTCAAAGACCAAGTTGATTTGTTTGGTAGAGGTATCAGAGATATTTCTTGCAAAGAAGAAGCACTAAAGGACTATATGTTCTCGATTGCAGTGGAAAATGCAGTCTATGATACTTATTTCACTGAGAAGATTACTGATTGCTTTGCTACTGGAACTATTCCAATTTTTTATGGATGTAGAGGAATTACTGAGTATTTCAATGAGGATGGAATTATATTCTTAGATGATGATTTCGATATTTCTTCATTGACAGAAGACCTTTATTATTCTAAAATGGATGCAGTTAAAGATAACTTTGAACGTTCTTTAAACCTTCCTGTCGCAGAAGATTTTATCTATACTAATTATTTTAAATGAGTCAATACAAATATTTTTCAGAAAATAATATTAAAGTCGATGGAGTAATTCACGTTGGAGCACACCGTGGAGAAGAAATCTTTGACTATGAAAAACTAAATGCCAAGCAAGTAATCTGGATTGAACCTAATCCAGAAGTATTTGAGGAATTGCAAATTGCATTAGAAAGAGCAGATAGTTTTATTGAATCTCATGGATTTTGTGTTGCTGCAAGTGATGTTGATTCAACGGATGTAGATTTTCATGTTTGCTATGGTCCAGATGCTGGATTTATGAGAGGAAATAAGGGATGTTCTTCTTTGCTTAAGCCACAAGGTAGGTTTGAATCTTGGCATAGAAAAACAATAAAAGTAGATACATCTAGACTTGATACTTTACTTGAAGAAAATAATTTTAATTTTGGAGATTTCCAACTCCTTGATATGGATACTCAAGGAGCAGAACTAATGGTTCTAAAAGGTGCAACTAAACTTTTAGAAAATGTTTTATACGTAACATCTGAAGCAACTTGGAAAAATCCAGATTATGTTGATAATGTTATGTTTGATGAGTTGGAATCATATTTAAATTCATTTGGATTTCAGCATGTGGAAACATTCGAGCATACCTCTGATTGGGGTGACGTTTTATTTGTAAAGAAAAACTAAGGAGAAAAAATGGCAATTTCATTTAATGGTCTTGGCAATGCAGGGAGACTTGGAAATCAAATGTTCCAATATGCTGCTATCCGAGGTATTGCGGCTCATAAAGGATATCAATGGATGATTCCTCCTGCTGATGCAGACAGATGCGATAATTATGGTTTATTTGATGCATTTAAGTTGGTAAATTGTAAGGAAGTTAATCAAGGAGAGCAACCAAAGCAAACTATTTCTTGGAGAGAATTTCATTTTAACGAAAATCTTTTTGAGCAATGTCCAGATAATGTTGACATTGACGGATATTTCCAATCTGAAAAATATTTTAAACACATTGAAAAAGAAATTCGAGAAGATTTTACATTTAAAGATGAGTGGTTAGATCCATGCAGAGAATACATTCAAAGTATTGGTAATGATAAACTTGTCTTTCTTCATGTTCGCAGAGGAAATCCAAACCTACAAGGAATTAGAGGTGAACGTTGGTCTTATCAAATGCTTCAACAATATCATCCTTTGTGTAAGTTTGAATATTATGAAGAAGCACTTAAAGAATTTGATGATTCTTATCAAGTAATTGTTTTTTCTGATGTTATTGATTGGTGTAAAAAGCAAGACTTTTTTAAGGGAGATAGATTTTTATTTTCTGATAATTCTCTAGAACTTTTTCCAGATGGTGCGTCTGTTCCTTATATCGATTTGTGTTTAATGTCACTCTGTAGTGATGCAATTATAGCTAATTCATCTTTATCTTGGTGGGGTGCTTGGTTAATCAATAACCCAAATAAAAAAGTTGTTGCCCCCAAACCTTGGTTCGGTCCTGCATATGATAACTACATTATGGACGATCTAATACCAGAGGGTTGGATTGAAAAGTACAATGATCCAAAAGAAATTCCAGCAGAGGTTTGATATGAAACTTGATTTTTTGATACCTTGCCGTATTGAAAGTGAGGACAGGTTAAAGAATATAATTACTTCTGTTTCTTTTTTACTTCATAATTTTCCAGATGCTAATGTTATAGTTAAAGAGGTTGATAGTAGATCTAATTTTAAGTTTAGAGCAATACCAGAGATTAAAAAATATGCAGACACAAAAAATTTAATTCATATCTATGAAGAGAGTGATGAAAAAGCATTTCATAAAACTCGAATTTTAAATGATTTATTGCTAGAATCAAAGTCTGACATAGTTTTTAATCATGATGTTGATATGATTCTTCCGATACAATCGTATCATTTAGCATATTCTGCATTAGATGAAGACCATTGTGATGCAATATATCCTTTTGGTTGTGGAATTTATCAACGTGCTGTTGAATATCCAATGAATGTTTATGATGAATTTTTAAATTCAAAATTTAATTTTGAAGTTTTAAATTCAAATTCAAGAAATGCCTCATCTACTATTGGTTGGGGACAGATGATTAAACGTCAGGTTGAAATCAATATTGGAATGTGGAACGAAAATTTTGTTTCTTGGGGAGCAGAAGATTGTGAGTTTTACTATAGATTAAATCTTTTTAATTACAGAGTTGGAAGGGTTAATGATGTTATCTATCATCTTGAACATGGTAGAACTTTTAACTCTCATTATAATAATCCAAAATTTATGGATAATTATAATCTTTGGCAGTGGTTTAGAACTCAGAGCAGAGAAACAGTAATAAAATATTATGAGCAACAACCGTATCTAATTAATAGGGGGGAAAAATTAAATGTTAGCGTTTAATGGACTTGGGAATAATGGCAGACTTGGAAATCAAATGTTCCAGTATGCAGCATTGAAGGGGATTGCTAGACGTAGAGGATACGATTTTTGTATTCCCCCATTTGAGTCAAAAAGAATTGATAATTATAGTTTGCATGTATGCTTTAAACTTTCTAATGTCCATAGTGGAAATCTGAAATTTTTAGATCAAGGACATGCCCCAGTTGTGGTTGAAAGGGAATATCATTATGACCAAACACTTCATGATTTGTGCCCAGATGATGTAAGTCTTTTTGGTTTTTTCCAATCTGAAAAATGGTTCAAGGATATTGAATCAGAAATTCGTGAAGATTTTACTTTTGATGATGGAATTCTTGGACCATGTAAAGAGTTTATTTCTGAATTTGAAAGACAACCAATTTTCCTTCATGTAAGGAGAGGAGACCCAAATCTTGTTGATGCAAGAGGATTTAAATGGGCATATGTAAATCTTGCTGATACTCATCCAGTTCAACCAATAGAATATTATGAAAATGCCCTAAAGTTTTTTGATGAAGATCAACCAGTTCTCGTTTTTTCTGATTCTCCAGAATGGGTAAATGAGCAAGAAATATTTAAACCAGACAGGTTCTTTATCTCTGAACCACAAGACAAATATCCAGATGGTTCATATACACCATATGTTGATTTGTGTTTGATGTCATTGTGCTCTGGTGCAATTATTGCTAATTCATCTTTATCTTGGTGGGGTGCTTGGTTGCAAGGAAATACGGGTAAAGTCATAGCACCAAAAATGTGGTTTGGACCTGCGTATGCTGATAAGGATACTAAAGATTTGTATTGTGAGGAATGGGAAGTAGTATGATGGATAAGAATAAATCTACTTATAAACTTAAAAATATTGGACCCATTTATTATCTTAATCTTGATGGACAACCAGAAAGAAAAGAATATATGGAACAACAATTTAAAGAATGGGAGATTGAGAATTACACAAGAATATCTGCATATGATGGGAGAGAAGATGATTTGAGTGATATTGTCTCTGGAAGATATCCTCAAATGATGACTTCTGGTGAAATTGGATGTACTACATCTCATCTAAAAGCAATTAAGCATTGGTATGAAACATCTGATTCTCCATATGCAGTTATTATGGAAGACGATGTTGATTTGCAAATAGTTAAAAATTGGGACTTTACTTGGAGTCAATTTTATTCTCTCGTTCCATATGATTGGGATGTAATTCAATTAGCAATCATTTGCACAGGACCACTTCACGTCCAACTTCACAAAAGGTTTGTGAATGACTTTTCTACTGCTTGCTACATGATATCTCGACATCATGCAGAAAAAATTATCAAACATCATATACGTGGAAATAAGTATAAGTTGGATAATGGAGTTAAACCAAGAGCAGTAGCTGATGATTTAATTTATAATTCTGGAAATACTTTTTCTATTCCACTGTTCTTGTATAGGATTGCTCTTGGATCTTCTATTCACCCAGAGCATATTGATATTTTCCATCGTTCTAGTCATGATGGACTTTTAACATTTTGGCAGCAAAATGGGTCAAAATTAAAAATTGAAGAACTAATGAATTATGACCCTTATCTGGGGAGAATAACCCAAAATCAAGAACAAAGTTGACACAATCCCAAAGAAAGTGTTAAGATAAATATCCTGACGTATCCGTATCGCAACTATTGTACGGATACTCAGTATGTCGTTTAGTACTAAAAACAATTTTTTATGAAACTCAAACAACTGATGCTTGCACCTGTTGCTCTGGGAATTGTTGCTCCTGCTGCTGCGAATGCCGCAGATCTCAATATGGCAGCAGTAAATCAATATTCCACCTCGGAACAAGTTACAAGCATTACGCAATTATCTGATGTGCAACCCACTGACTGGGCATATCAGGCACTCAACAATCTTGTTGATCGTTATGGTTGTGTTGCTGGTTATCCTAATGGCACCTATGGTGGTGGCAAGGCAATGACCCGTTATGAGGCAGCAGCACTTCTAAATGCATGTCTGGATCGTGTGACTGAAGTTACTGATGAACTTCAACGTCTTGCAAAGGAGTTTGCTGATGAACTCTCTGTGATTCGTGGTCGTGTAGACAAACTGGAAGCAAAAGTGGGTACTCTGGAAGCAACCCAGTTTTCTACCACTACCAAACTGCGTGGTGAAGCATCCTTCGTTCTTGGTAACGTTGATGGATACCAAACTAAAGGTGGTGATGTAACTCATGCTGCATTCAATTACGATCTGCGTCTGAACCTGGATACTTCATTCACTGGTAAGGATTTGCTCAAGACTCGACTGCGTTCTGCTAACTTTAGCAGTGATCCTTTTGGTTCCAGTTCTTCTCTGTTTAAACTTGATAAAGCAGACAACACTGCAAGTGAAGTTGGTAACAATGTAGTTATCGACCGTCTGTATTATCAGTTCCCTGCTTTCAATAACAAAGCAACTCTGACTGCTGGTGCTGCAGTTCGTAACACTGAGATTGCTTGGGTTCCTTCTGCATATAAGTCTGGTATTCTTGACTTCTTTGCTGTTGCTGGTACTCCTGGTGTCTATAACAAGGCAACTGGTGCTGGTTTCGGTGTTCAGTATGGTAAGAAGGGTCTTGTTGCTGGTGTAAACTATGTTGCACAAGCGGGTCAAGATAGTTCCAAGGGTGAGTTTGATGAGTCTGGTGCTCTGAATACTCTCGCACAAATCGGTTATCGTGGTACTAACTGGGGTGCTGCATTTGGTTATCGTTATGGTACTGAAGGCACTCGTGTTCGTACCTACAACGGTCTGAATGGTTCTTCTGGCACTCTGGTTCCTGGTCAAACTTCTAACGGTTATGCTCTTAATGCTTACTGGCAACCAACTAAGTCTGGTATTGTTCCTTCTGTCTCTGCAGGTTATGGTTGGAACACTGTAAGTGGTACTGCTAGTGCTGCTACCGATAGTCAATCCTGGATGGCAGCTCTTCAGTGGGAAGATGTGTTTGTTGGTGGTAACTCTGCTGGTGTTGCTATCGGTCAAGCACCTACTGGTGAAGACCTTGAGAAGGCAACGATGCTTGAAATCTTCTACAAGTATCAAGTGTCTGATAACATCAGCATCACTCCTGCCATCTTTTACGCAAGTGACAACCAACGTCTTGCTGATAACTCTTCCAACTGGGGTGGTGTAATCCAGACAACCTTCAAGTTCTGATAAGTCAGCAAATCTAAACAAAATCTTAAGGAGGGGTTGACACCCCTCTTTTTTTGCTATATAGTTTTGTTGTAAATCTTTACAAAAGATAATGACTGTAACAAAAAATGAGTTCGGGCAAATGAATATGTTTGCCAAAGAACCTACAATGTGGATGTCTAAAGAAGACATCGAACGTTACGGGTTTGAACCCTATGCCGAGAAGGCGGAGAAAATGAATGGACGCTGGGCTATGGTCGGTATTGTTGCTGGGGCTATTTCTTATGCTCTCACTGGCAACCTCTTCTTCGGAGTAATTTGATACTTGACTATGACTTCACTTTTATTTACAATGACTTCAGTTGCCTTCTTCGTTTTGTTGGCAGCATCTGTAGAAAAAATTTGTGAGACTTATTGATGACCATTTTTAATATCACTCTTCAATCTCCTGATGGAACGGAAACCACAATCCAATGTCCTGATGACCAGTACATCCTCGAAGCAGCAGAAGAAGCAGGTGTTGACCTCCCTTCGTCCTGTAAAGCAGGAGCTTGCTCTGCTTGTGCAGGGAAACTTATCTCTGGTACTGTAGATAATGAGGAGCAATCATTCCTCGATGACGAACAAATTGCTGATGGTTGGGTGCTTACTTGTGTGGCATATCCAACTAGTGATTGTGTGATTCTTACCGAACAAGAGGAGAATCTGTGAGTGCTAATATGCTAGGGCAATTTAACCTTGCTCTTCAAGAGTTAGTTGATAGTGGTGCTTGGGATAAAGATGTAGAACTAGAAGTCAAAATCGCAGGCACTCTTAAAAACGATAAGTTTATCGTAATCAAACCAATTAAAGAAAAGATGGTCTGCAACCCAGACCCAGAACTTAAACAAAAACACCCTTATCAAGGAGAAAAACAATGAACGAAAGAGCAGAACGTATTAATGGTTGGGCAGCAATGATTGGTATTGTTGCAGCAATGGGTTCTTATGCATTTACTGGTCAAATTATTCCTGGTATTTGGTGATGCGGTGCAAAGTGCAGTTGTATGTGGCAGGTAAAGTCTTTCACGAAATCGTAGAGGCAAAAGATTATAAAGATGCGAGAGAAACTGCACTTGCCCGAAATCCAAATGCAAAAGTTGTTGGTGTAACTGCTGTTTTTAATTGATACTTATGTTTAATTTTTTTAGAAAGAATGAGAAAAATATGGAGGTTCCTATGCGTAAAGAAAAATACATTATTCCTACATTAGATTTTGTTTTTCGTGAGAATGGTGAATTTGTAACTCGTACAACCAATGAATTATTCGATGGTAAACGTGTAGTTATTTTCTCACTTCCTGGTGCTTTTACTCCTACTTGTTCTGCATACCAACTTCCTGGCTTTGAAGATAAGTATGAAGAATTCCAAGCACTGGGTATTGATGAAATCTATTGTATCTCCGTAAATGATGGTTTTGTGATGAATGCTTGGGCAAAAGACCAAAACATCAAGAATGTAAAACTAATTCCAGATGGCAATGCTTACTTCACTCGCTCTATGGGGTATCTTGTAACTAAGTCAAATCTTGGTTTTGGTCAACGTTCTTGGCGTTATGCTGCTGTCATTGACAATGGAGTTATTGAAAAACTTTTTGTCGAAGATGGTATGAGAGACAATGCAGACACCGACCCATACGAAAAGAGCACACCAGAAAATGTGCTTGAATATGTAAAGTCTACTGTTCGTGAAGTAGCAACAGTTTGAAATAATAATAGATAATAGTTATCTCTGTCTCTAAATAAGAGGCAGAGATTTTTTTATGTTATGCCTAGAGGACACCTTACTAAAGATATTATTAAATGTGAAGTGCTTAAGATTAAAAGAGATTTAGATAAAGAATGGATGGATAAATCTGGAAATGACCCGAAATGGTTAGCTCATCAATATTTAAATAAAGTTCTGGACAAGATTGATGAATATAGTCAGTGATAAATAATCAAATCCCAATTTTGGGCAGTTCAAGTTAACCTTTATGTCAGATTTAACTAGAGAAAAATTGATTAAAACCATTGTTGCTGAGGAAATGATGGGATGTACTGGTGATGAATATCATAAAAAATTAAAATCTCTATATCATAAATGGGAACATGAATCTAGTGAAAATATATGCAAAAAATATAATGAATTGGAAACAACGAGTATCACTGTTGATGACCTAAAACCATAAATATCTTAAGTGTCTGGATAGATATCTTATGACCTTAGATCTTCATAACTTTTTTAAATATTATGATGAGAAGAACCCCAACCATGTTGCTGCGGTTCAGTGGTTGGAGGATAACCTCCCAGAGAAATTCTTAGATGATTCCCAATCTGATTGGGTTGGAATTTTTAGAACTGCTCCACCAACTCCAGCAGTTTTAGACGTTCCATACTTTAATCAAGTAGACAACTACAGAGACGCACACAGAACTTGTAATAGTTCATCCTGTGCTATGTGCCTTGCATTCCTAAAACCAGGAAGTATTAAGGGTGATGATGAATATGTTAAAAAAGTATTTGCAATTGGAGATACAACCGATCACTCAGTGCAGACCAAAGTTCTTGCTGGATACGGAGTAAAGTCTCACTTTAGTTACAATCTTTCTTTTGCTGATATTGATAAGAGCCTTGATAGAGGTAAACCAGTTGTTATCGGTATTCTTCATCGTGGTTCTTTATCTGCACCTACTGGTGGACATATGTGCGTTGTTATCGGTAAGACACCAGATGGCAAAGGATATTATGTCAATGACCCATATGGTTCATTGAATGATAACTATAGTGGTCCAGTAACAAATGGTAAAAAGACCATTTACACCAAAGCAGTTCTTAAGCATCGTTGGTGCCCAGGTGGCAACGATGGTTGGGGTCGTATTTTTGATTGATAGGAGAACAACCAATGGCAAGAGTAGATTTACACAACTTTTTTAAGTTCTACGACGATAGAAACCCTAATCATATCAAAGCAATTCAGTGGTTAGAAGATAATCTTCCAAATGACTATCTTGAGGATAATGCAGACTGGGCAGAGATTTTTAGAGGAAAGTCTGGTGGTGGAGCATCTGCTGCTTCATCTTCTGGAGATGTATGTCCTCACTGTGGAAAATCTTTGGGAAAGTAAATAGCGGCAGTGGTGCTTCTGTTCCTGCTGTCGCAAGTGGTGGTGATGATGTCCCAATGATGGGAATCAAGTTAATTAAGGAATTTGAAGGATGTCATTTATCGGCATATCCTGATCCCCTTACTGGTGGACTTCCAATCACAATTGGATGGGGTTCTACTAGAGATAAGAATGGGCAACCATTCCAAATGGGTGATAAAATTACCCAGCAAGAAGCAGATGAATTATTAATTAGTCAGTGTAAGAATCAGTTTCTTCCTGCACTTCGTAAAATTCCACATTGGGGAGAAATGTCTGATGGTAAAAGGGGAGCACTTCTCAGCTTTGCTTATAATCTTGGTGCTGGTTTCTACGGTGGCGATAACTTTAATACTATTACTAAACGCCTGAAAAATAAAGAGTGGGATTTAGTTCCTGATGCTCTTTATCTCTATCGCAATCCTGGATCAAATGTAGAAGCAGGTCTTGCTCGTAGAAGAAAAGCAGAAGGTGAAGCTTGGAAAAAAGGATAAATAGTTTCAACCATTGAGTTGAAACAACTCAACCACACACCACGGTGAGTTGCGTTTAGTAGTTCTTAAGGATAACTGCTAAACCAACCACCGCATTTTTATGTCTAACCACACGCAAAGGGCGCTTGCTGCAGCGTCTGCGCTTCTTATTGGAGTGCCAGCAATATCACTTGCAGATACGATTTCTGGTACAGATTTTGAATCTGGAGATACTTCAGGATGGAATACTGGAACTCAAACAGGAACATTAGATAGCACAATTACTGGGCAGGGAACTGGTATTAGTGTTATTGATAATCCAGTAATTTTTAATGCACCTTCTCATGGATCTATGGGAAGCCCAACTCTACAAGATGGTTCTCCTAATCCATATTATTCACCCGCAGTAGAACCAACAACTTGGGAATTCTCTCCATATGGTGACTCTGGTGCTGCATTACAACCCAATGGACAACAAACATTTGACCAAGCAACAGAAGCACTTGGATTAACACCAGAAGAAAATCAGGCAATCAAAGACCTTCTCATTCAACAACAACAGCAATCTGGATTAGGAAATCCAACTCCTACCGATGCTGCTTGGATTACAAAGTCAGTTACATTGGAAACTGGTAAAGTTTATACAATGTCTTGGAACTACATTGGAACTGATTATGTTCCATTCAATGATGGTTCCATTACTTCACTTGTGTATCAGGGAACAGGTTCATCTCCAACAGTAACCGTCAATAATCAACTTCAAAACTATGCATTACTTGGATTTACCAATCCAGGAACAGGTGACTATTCAACTGGAACTTATGGTTCTACTGGATGGCAGTATTCAACATATCAAGTAGGTGCTGATGGTGATTATCTCTTAGGATTTGCAGTATTCAACCTTGGAGACACTGCACTATCACCAGTTCTTTTAGTTGATAGTCAACCTGGAACTACAACACAGAACGGTCAAGCATTTACACCTGTTGCTCCAAACAATCCAGATGCACCATCTGTTGATGAGGTAGCACCAACTCCAACCCCAACTCCTGAACCCACACCAGAACCCACACCAGAACCAACTCCTGAACCTACACCTGAGCCAACACCAGAACCCACTCCTGAACCTACACCTGAGCCAACACCAGAACCCACTCCTGAACCTACACCTGAGCCAACACCAGAACCCACTCCAACCCCAGCACCAGAACCCACTCCTGAACCTACACCTGAGCCAACACCAGAACCCACTCCTGAACCACAACCACCAACATTATTAAACTCTGTAACTGTTCCTGCACCAGGACTTCCAGTTGTTTCTACTACTGAAGTAACTCATACAGCATCTGAGAAAGATGGAGTTCAAAAGATTAGAAGAGATTTTGTAACTACAACTGAAACTCCTTTATTGCAGCAAGATACTTATAGTGATAATACCGTAGTTTATTCTTTACTTCTTTCTGTTGATACAAATAATACTCATGATGTTCTTTCAGGACGTACCGACCAACATGAAGTTTTGGATAAGATTGGTGGTGGATTACAAAATCTCTTTATCTATGAACCAACTGAGCCAACTACAGATAGAGTAAGAGTATTCAGCAACAACTATTATGCTTGGTCTTCTGGTGATTATGGATACTATGGTAAGTCTCTGATTATTGGTGGTGGATTGGAAATTGATATCAAACCAACCTGGACCATTGGTGGTCAGTATAATAATGTCAATATTGATTTAGGTGGTGTTGATAGCACTTCTAGTCTTGTTAAGAGTCATTATGGTTTCTTTAATATGTTCCGTGGAAATACAACATCACTCTTAACAAATGTTGGTTTCTCTCAGAACAAATATAATGTATCTAGAAATGTCCAGGGTATTTTTAGTAATGAAAGTTCAACACAAGGAAAAGAGTGGTTTGTTAATAACAGATTATTCTGGCATCTTAATAAGAATGTAACTCCATTTGTTGGATACACTATTGGAAATTATCAGAGAGATGGTTTTACTGAGACTGGATCAGTTCAATCAAGAAGAACCGTAGATGCTGTAAACAATACTTCACATTCTGGTGAGGTTGGTCTAAATATTTCACATCGTTTTGGTGGTAAGAAAAAGGATTTATTCGGCATAACTGTCGGTGGTTCTTATGAAACCAGTGG